TGACGATAATCATGTTATTATTTCTACTGACACTGACTATCTTCAACTGATTGCCCCAAACGTTAAACAATACAATGGTGTAACCGAAACCACAATTACACACGAAGGATACTTTGATAAAAAGGGCAAACGGGTAATTGATAACAAAACAAAAAAAGAAAAAGATGCTCCTCACCCAGAATGGTTATTGTTTGAAAAGTGCATCAGAGGGGATACTAGCGATAATGTCTTTAGTGCCTATCCTGGTGTTAGAGTAAAAGGTACTAAAAACAAAGTTGGCCTTCAAGAAGCCTTTAACGATCGAAATGAAAAAGGATTTGCCTGGAATAACCTCATGCTACAACGATGGGTAGATCACCTTGGTGTCGAACATAGAGTGTTAGAAGACTATGAGAGAAATCGTCGCCTTATTGATCTAAGCCATCAACCAGAAGAAATTAAAAAAATTATCAAAGAAACAATTTCTTCAGCAGTTAACTCTAATAAAAATATCAATCAAGTTGGTATTCGTTTATTAAAATTTTGTCATCTTTATGATCTTAAACGAATCGCTGACCAAGCACAGGCCTATGCCGAACCACTAAATGCGAGATACTCAAATGAATGAATTACATGCTAAACCTATTATCAATGATAGATTTTGGATCGTTGAACGAGACGGTGAAAAATTTGCCACTCTCAGAAAAGACGAAGAGGATCGATTTGTATTAAGCAATGCCGCAGGAATTAAGGTATTTAATACCAAAGATTCTTTAACTTCACAATTTGGAAAAGATTTCTTTGTTGCTAAAATTATCAAAGAGAGCGAAGGTGCTGAATTAACTGAAATTCACGGTTACCCCACTAGTATTGTTCCGCACAATGCTATGTTTGATATTAAGAGAAAACTTCCGTTGTTCACCAAAAGCGAAGATAGTAAAAGTTTATATTGTGCTGGATACTATGTTATTCGATTTGATAAAGGATGGGTTAAAAGTTTCTGTCCTAAATTAATCACTCTCCAACGATATGAATTTCAAGGACCATTTAAAACAGAATTAGAAATGCGTCAGGTGCTGTCAAATGTCTCAAAATAAAATACCTACCAATCTGCCAAGTGTAGAAAAACTCATCAGTAGACTTAAATCTGCCGAACAGTCACAACAAAGAGAATTAAGAATTACAATACAAGAAGCAAGAGATCTTGTTATGGAATTAGCGTTGCTCACTTCTAAACTAGGCAATGTTCTTCAAGAAATTAATGAATCTATTAATTCTCTTAAATCATCAGAAAAAATTGATATTCGACTTGACGGCGGAGGGTTTGGTCAAGATAAATAATATATGTAGTTAAAGGATTTATACATATATGAGCAGGCCAAAACCTAAAGTATTATTAGAACACATTAATAAAGAAACTTATAAAATAGAGCAAATATTAGAAAGCGACGCTATATGGGCAGTATTTTATAAAGGTGCTCCATTCAATCTAAAAAATGGAAGTTTGATTACTAGCTACCCAGGTCCTAAATATAAAAAAGTTAGTTTTTCTAATAAAGGACACGCTATCAATCTTTGTAAGAAATTAAATTCATTGTTTAACACACAAGATTTTGAAGTATATAAACTAGTCAACGGCGACAAAATTAAATAATGGATCTTAAGACCCAGTATACTATTACCTTTTTAAAAGCAGCTAATTTAGAAGCATCAGATGAAAATATTAAATCATCTAAATTAAAATGGTGGTGGAATATTAGGTCAAAAACAAAAGGCGGACTCCGTCTCACAGAAGATGGAAAAACTTTTATTGAGACTACAGCAGATATCAAAACCTATCTAATTGAGTTTCCTCCCGAATTTGAATTTACACCACAGGTTCTGCTCTGGCTTGACCAATTTATTGAATCTCCATTTTATATTACTAAAAAAGATATCACTGTATTAACTGAAACTGCTGCTTTTGAACTATATCTTTTTTCTGGCGATATAAGAAAATTTGGTCATGCCAAAGCAATGAACCGTCGATTGAATCAGAATTCAGTTTCATAAACTACTCACATTATAAATATTTCATCATGATCGATTTAAATCCGTTAGATCTACTAAACATCAGGCAACTATCATTTTTGCCGCCACATTTTTCAAAAGTAGAAATTGATGGTACGGCTGTAGATTTAATCCGATCATGGATTCTTTCTAAATTAAAAGGAAGATATTGTATTGTAAAAACTCCTATGATAGGAGATAACGGATTAAAGTCTTTGCCCGTTGTTGGGTTCGAAGACGAACAGGAATTATTAGTTTTTATTTTATCATGTCCACATTTTAGGAGAAATTAAATGACAGATCAAGCAACCCAAGAAACCACAGAATCACTAGTGGATCAAACCACACCAGATCCAGCACCAGCAGCAGTTGATCTCACCGTCAATGATCTTATGGCACTTAAAAACATTGTAGATGTAGCTAGCCAACGTGGCGCATTCAAAGCAAATGAACTTGAAGTAGTTGGAAAGACATACAATAGATTGTTAACATTTCTTAATACTGTAACAAAAAAGGAAGAGTAATATGAGAAATCTTAAACACATTGGACGCCTTAAAAGCAACGGTCTAAAAGTTCTCATTGCCTTTAGAACATTACCAGGTGAATCAAATCAAGCACTCGTTATACCGGTAGCTAACCTAAGTACAGAATATCACGACGCAATCATGACGTTAGTAGAAACAGAGCAGGCGCAAGATGCGTTTGAGTTTGGAGAAATACTTCACATCCGACCATTTCCCGACGGTAAACCGATGCTGCTAGCATTGCGTGAATCTCAGCATCTATTAAAGACTGCCACAGATAATGTATTAGTAACCCCCAATACCACCGATAGTATTGTTCTAGCAGACCTCAACGTAGTTATTGCTGAACAAAAAAATTGTGCTGTAGATGAATTGTGTAATTTTGTTAGCGGAGCTCCAAAAAAGGCAACCGAAGTTGAAGATATCGCTAAAATTAATGATCTTGGAAAAGATTTAGGTGAACCTTCAATTCCTGCTCCTCAACCTCTACAAGCATCAAATAATGAACCGCTATCTGATTTTGACATTGCTAAGTCATATCGAAGTCAAGCCGATTCATTATACAAAGAAGCAGCACGTCTACGAAAAGAGGCCGATGCTCTCGATCCTCCAAAGAAAGCAACGACAACTAAAAAGACTTCAAAAACTAAAGAATCGTCAGATGCCTAATCCATATTTCAAAGCACCTAAAAAGTTAGTCAGAGAATGGCCCGAGGTCTTTGAAGATATGTATATTACCAATATACCGTTGGAATATCTAGATCATGTACATCTAGAATTTTCCAACGGTAGAATTTGGAAAATTGATGTACGAGAGCAGCTGGCAGGGTCTACAACCGACGATGTAATAATAAAAGTGCGCAGTACTATTTCTGAGTATTATAAAGAAATCAAAAAGATTGACTACAAAGTTGATATTGAAAGATTAAAATCTGACATCCAATCATCAACTCAACGTATTATGAGTTTACATTGCTCATAAAAGTTAGAATATTCAGGAAACGTTTCTAAAAAATTTGTGCCGCGGCGGACGCTACAAAATCTTTCCTCCAAGTGGTTAAATTTGACATTGGCTCTTTCATCAATGACTCAAACAAACTATATATTCTCTGCATATATTGAATTTCGTATTCTAAAAAATATAAAGAATTCTGTTTCATAAAATTAAGACTCTGTCGAGCACTATATAAAAAATCGTCAGTTAATATTCCCATTGTTAGCCATTCTGGATTCCGTAAATATGGAATACTAATGTCTATACGTCGACGATTGGGTCCTTGAATAACAGCATATTTCTTCTTTAACATTAACCAATCTTCTAAAAACTTAGTATATGACGTAACTGAGAGAGCATTATACGTTGACATCAGCACCAATTCAACCTGCGGCATTTCCTTTAATAAGAGTTCGCAATTTGACAACCATTTATCATAATTCAAACCGTGTCTAATGTACTCGGCTTTTTTACCATATGCTTCACAACTGGTAAAAATTGTTATTTTTTTCACAGATCTATTCTGTTCTATAATTTTTATTTTTTTTAAAAAATCGTCAAATAACTTGTCAGGAACTCCAAGATTTGAATTAATTGCTAGCTCAAGTTGTGTGTTGGGATTTTCAATTATGTAATCTAAAACCTTAAACGTGTGTTTGGTCATCAATGGTTCGCCACCAGTAATACGAAAGGTATGGAGAGAAGGATACAAAGATGGCCACCATTTCCAAAATGCTTCTACAAACGGATTTTCTTCTCGCTCTGGTATTGGCATTTTATTATCTGCCTTAAACCATTCAATATTATTAAATTGCCTCGATGTAGGATATGGTCCGTATTGTTGTATTTCTTCCATCCATTTGCTGCTTATTTCTGGACTACAATAAGAGCATTTAAAATTACAACCGTAACTAAAACTTACTTCCAAATAACTAGGATTGATATTGTGTTGCCACCCTGCGGCGATTACTTCATCTTTGAAATCCAAACAATATGGATCGGCACTTTTTAATATTCTATCACTAAATATTTCTAATTGATTTGTTTTATCTTCAACATTCCAACAATACTGACATTCGCTTGGTCGTTCACCATTTAACATCTGTTGGCGCATTTCTTTTTTATAGGACGTATTGTGTAATGCGCTAGGATCAATAGATATTTCTTCTACAGGAATTAGATGTGTTTTTGGATGATGACAACTGTGCGTATGTCCAGTTGATAGATGAACCGTAACTTGCTTCCATTTTGCCAGGCACATTCCTGGCCCTATGGCATTTAATTCGTTTTTGATTCTTATAAGTTTTTTATTATCAGACATTGTATTTTTTAAATTGCTCTTCTAACCACTTAAAATCATTGATTTTTTTAAGATTATCGCAGTTATTCTTGTTAGTCAACCCATACTCTGTACCATGTTTGGCACCAGCTACCGCATATTCCCCAAATGGCTTATCCTTTCCAATTGTATTCCATATTTTTAACCTATATTCTGTTTCGTCATTATCTTGTCGATCTATAGATTTACTAGACAACTTAACACATTCTCTAAACGCAGATCTCCATGTATTATATGGATCTGTATTAAATTCTGTAATGTTGCTAATTTCATCTATTATTTTAAATTGAGAACTGATGCTAGTGGTCATATCCGGCTTTGACGTATCCATATTCATGGTTAGCTTTTTAGGCAGCAATTTTACACCACCATACCCATATTCTAATCCATTAATAGGATTTTGACTTCTCCACACATGAACACAATCCAAACTCCAGGTATCAACAACATAATCAAAATCAAACGAATCTAATATAATAGAATCACCGTCAACGACCCAAAACATTTTTGTAAACGCCTTTTGAGCTGCTGCTATATGAGCATTATGAATTCCAGTTATTCCGTGTACTCGTTGAGCATGCGGAAATCTAACCTTTAACTTTTCAAAATTTTGATCAGCGTTTGGTTCTTGATAGCTTATAAAGATAATATCATACATTATTGTAAGTAATAGGTTTTATTAAGTTCTATAGTTTCATCGTACAGGTCTATTAAATATTGACTCTGATTTTTATCAAAATACGGCCAATTAAGTCCCAAACCATAATTCAACTGTTCTCCCAATTCTTGAATTTGCTTAATCAATGCCTGCTGATCCGATTCAAGATATTGTACACTTTCGGTATACATCTCTCTAAGATAATCAAAATCTCGAACATTGACATAATCCCAATCTGTACAATTTGTTATGAAAGTACCTAGTCTAGCACCAAGTATGGAAAATAAACCATTCTCTACATGAGCACCCACAGTGCTCCACATTCTTAACCTATGTAAATTGTGCCACCATATTTTAGTTTTAATTTCTTGAGGAGGTACTTTGATTCCATTAATTAGTGTCATTTTAACACCTTCTCGAAATCCTGCTCTCCATGCTTGAAATGGCGACGAATTAATAATGCTGTCGCTAAACACCACTGGAAAGTTTTTGTAACCATCTTCCCAACAAAAGTCAACCTGTGCGCGGTCACTAGTCGATGCCTCGTGAGTTTTCATATTAAGTACGAAATCTTTTTTCCATATTTTAAGCCCGCCATTTCCATATCGTAGCCCATTAATGTTGTTTCGACCACACCAGCTATATACCTGTATTATTGGATTTGTTGTATCTAATTCCAAGTTAAAAAATTCTTGATGTACTATGTTATCAGCATCTACTGTAATAAACCAAGAAGTCTCAGAAAGATTGGCGGCAGCTTTATGTGCTGTATCGGATCCTTTGACTCCGTGTACACGTTTTGCCCAAGGCGCTTTGTTACATAAATCAGCGTAATTTAATTCCGCATTTGGTTCGTCGTAACTAATAAAAATTATATCAAGTTCAGTTATTTTCATATTTCTACAATGTATTCTTTAAAAATTCTTCGAGTGTATATACTAAAATTTTGAGGAATTTCCACATTCTCAAATATCTTAGGTCCAGTGTTAATTTCTTCAAATTGAAAGTTTAAAATTTCATATATTTCATTTGGATCGTTATATCCAGTTACTAAAAAACTCATAAACATTTCAGGGGACCATTCTGTTTTTCGAGTTACTATCTTTTTAATAAAATTGAAGGTTATTGTTTTTTGTTCTAAATTGACGGAGATTAGAATATCGGCAATCTTATTATCTGGTGACTTAGGATAGATGTTAACTTGATGAAGTATATTATCAACATTAATAATTGATTGTACCTGAGCAACCTGAACCGATAACACCCCATCTTTATCAAAATCTACAAAAATTGAATCTAATCCTAAATTACCAGAAATCAGTTCGTCGACAATTTGTTTATCTATAGGTATTTGATTGAATAGATGAGTAGTGGCATCCTCCGGGCCTACAGATAAAATTTTTCCAGTATCATCAAATACTGCTCGAAACTCTAAGTCTGTTAAATCTTCCATGCGATTTCCTCAAGTATTCTCACTAATTTTGAATTCATTATATTTTTTTCAAAATAATGAACGATCCCTGTTTGATTAATATTTCCTATTTTTAACTGGCCGCCCTTGTTTAAATAAAATCCAACCATATCACTGCATTTAGATGGCATTGACGGCCACCCTTGTATTGCTGGTTTAAAATGTACAATTTTTAAAAATTCTAAATCATAAGATATTTGATCATCAATTCCTAAAATTTTTGCCGATAAAGAAAATGCTTCGTCTGTCCCTACAATAAGAGGTTTATTGTTAGACATAAACACATTTGAAAATTCGATAGGATTCTTAATAATGTATCTTCCTAGTTTAAAAAAATCCTGTGCTAAGTTAGAGTCTTTTTTAAAGAATGTATAAAAAGAATACATGTTAGGCAAGCAGTTATCAGTAAATACCTTTCTGTAAAAATCAGAAATTACTTTTTCTTCGCGATACGAATACGCACAATTAGGAATATATAATTCACAATTTTCAATAAAATATTCAATCCAATGACTGTAATCTCTAAGAAATAACATGTCTGCTTCTAAGCAAACTGTGTAGTCAAAGGGGGTAAGTTGATCCATCCAACTACGACCATTCCAAAACTCTTCCTGATCCCATTTAATAACATGATCAAACACCCACGGGGATTTTATTGATTCAAGTAACTCCGGATTATCAATTACTAGTGCCACTTTATCATATCCAGGTTTTTGAGTATTTTTAATGCTCAATGCTAGAGCATAGGCCATTTCTAAATAATTATATCGATCGCTAGTTGAAACAACTATTAAATATCCAAATGTCATTCGGCGATCCTTAATAATGCGGTTGATTGTCGTAATATACTTTTTTTATTCATAATATGAATATCTATATTATTAATAGTTGTAGCAGTAAATTTAGAATCAATTGACGAAATCAGCAACGTTAATTTTCCAGCGTCGCTAACATCACATAAAATATCTTTGTCTACTGCTGTTAACACCGGGGGTAGCAATCTAACATTATCTATGTTATGTCCATGTAATATGTGGTACGCTATAGTGAACGAAATGTCATTTCTATAGAGTTTTGAGTCAAATCTGTATAAGTCTCGATAACTCTGATAATTTTCTCCAACGTATGTGACCAAATCAAAGAAAAGTTTTGATTCTTCATTTTTAGTAAACA